TTTGCTGGTGTAGGCGTAAAGTCCTGTACTTCCTCTGGCGTGTAGACACCCACAACACAGCCGGGGTAGACAGAGCGGATACCCTCGCTGGCAACTCTAGCTCTGAGCATTGCTCGGGGATAGTTTCTCCAGTTGTCTTTGTTTGCAATGCCAATAGCTTTCGCCTTTGCAAGTGTCCAGCTAACCTCAAGAGTTCCTCCCGCTGGATGACTGAATACGCCCGTGACCTTCTCATCTGTGTAGTCCTTCCACTGTACGCTGCCACCAGCTTGTTGAAACCTTGCCAGCATTGCATCTGCTTTCAGAGCTGGTCTACCCTGAATGACATGGTAGTCACGCATGGCTACTGCTGGGTGTAGGTTCTCAGCTTGGCAGAGCAGCATGATTGCCATAGCTTCCTGAGGGTTCTTAAAGCCAAACATCTTGCTACCAGCAGCCACTTCTGCCATAGCTTGTACTTCTGTAAACGGAACGAGATTGCTCATATAAATTTCTCCACTAGAGTTAAGATTGTTTCTACCAACGAGGTTATTGCCATCACATATATGGCTAAGTCAGTGTTGCTCATTTCACTAAGAACCTCCGTGAGCCGGGCATCTCTACTTCAAACTGCTTGTAAATGTCTGGCATGGCTTGTTGAAAGAGCTTTTTGTCAAAAGTTTTAGAGTGTTTGGCATTCTTCCAAGTCGCCAGCACTTGACCATCTACTGTTGTCAGCGTGGCTTTGTCCTGCATATAACCTTGGATAAGGGTCTGGAAAGCCTCCTCACGGGCTTCTAGCGCCTTTATTTCCCCTTTGATAAGGGCTAGGGTGCGACAAGCCTCTTCTACCGCTTGTGAGGCCGTTTTTGAATTGCCATCATCATGCTTGTACATGACCTTCACCTGCTCCACAGATTCTGGAGGGAGGGGGTTTCTGGTCTGGACACGTGCCCAATACTGAGCCATGTCAGTAATCAGCATCGTTTTGTCAGCTTCCGTAATGTTATAAGGAATGAGGACAAATTCTTGACCACCAAAAAGGACAGCCAAGTAAATCCTTTCAACACCAAATACCGCCGCTTCGTGGACAAGCTGAGCAAAGTCAGCAGTAGGAATAACTCCAGATTCAGCATCGAACTTATTGCGGACTTGAGCATTGTAGTTTTTGCACTCCACTAAGATTGTTTTTCCGTTCTCTGTTCCTGCAAAGTCAAAGTGAGAACGCAGCCAAGGTTCAGTCTTGTGTGTCAGAGCCTCCTCTACTTTGTGCAGCTCAACACCTAACTTGTTCTGAGCTAGGCGGCCTATCACTGGTTCTAGAACATGCCCCATCTGTACTGCTTCTATGTGGGACAAGTCGGGTATATCCATTAGCCCCAACTTGGTGAGGATGACTTCGTTGGCTTTGCCATTGGCAGCCTTGCGGGAGTCTCCAGACCACCAAGCAGAGTTACGGGTTTCAATAGAGAAATCAGACATGGTTACTTTCCTTTTCAGAGTAGAGAATTGCAGCAAGGCCGCAGTCTTTGTTGTGGGGCATACGCATAACGCTGCACCATTCGAGTTGGTCTATGGGGGTTGGTTTCCCGTCTACGGGAGAGATGACAGACAGAGATGTGCATTTTGCTAAATGCGTCTTGTCTTTTTCTATGCCTACCTGATGGTAGAACTTGCAGTTGATACAGAGTTTCATGGGTGACTACCTTTCCTAATTGTTAAGAGCAACATGCTCAGCGAATGATTATACAGTTATCTGTTGATTGTGCAAGTATTTAATTAAATATTTTTCTCCTTAAGTTTGGCTTCAACTGCGGCAATCAGCGCAACATGATGTGGCACTTTTCCATAGCTTTCAGCTTGCACTTGCTCTCGTTCCTCTGCTGTCAGCCCTACCCATGTGCGCTGTGGTGGGTGAAGTAGCGGTTCGTTTGTAATGTGCTTGCGTCCATTAGCGTCTGTCACTATGCGTGTTGTCATGCTTCCTCCTTAATGCCGTGTGCGGCTTCGATGGCTCGGGCGAAGTTCAAATAGAAATCTAAGCCTTTTGTGGTGGAAAAGATTTCGGTGATTTCCTCATCCGTCAGCGGCTTGCGCTGTGGTGGGGTGGTGTAGAGAGGCTCCCAACGCTCAGGATGACGCTCCAAGTCCGATGGCTTTAAACCTATTGAAATACCGCCTTCAATAAATCTGTGTAACCACGCCACAGGCTCATCCTTCGCTTCTAGTGCGGCTTTGATGGCGACGATGGCTTCTTTCTCAATTTCGTATTGCTCATTGTTTGGTTCTGTCCAAGAGTTTTTCAACGCCTCCAATGCAAGGCGTAATGCTTCGTCTTTAGTCATTTCTTTTGTCTCCTGTTACCACTAGGGCTTGCAGTACTGTTTGGGGGTTCATGGCTATCCCCTCTCTCTGCATGGCTAGCACCTTCTGTGCTTGTTCTTTTGTCATGCTGGTATAGCTTGTTGAGTAAGAGGGTAACCTCTCGAAGTCGTGCGTATGTAGCGAGTTGGGGGTTGAGTTTGTAGGCACGGGATAGCTTGTCCTTTCTAGCTTTGAGAATGTCAATCATGGTTACTGTCCTTTTCTTGTTAAACTTTTTTTCTTTCACGCATAGAGTATTCACCCGAAGCGCAGCTTGTGGGTAAGTTATCCACAGTGTTATCCACATGGATAGAAGCTCTCGTTTATCTAGGCTATTTAACGCAAGTGCAGCACTCTTGTTAAACCCGACTTTACTCTCACCCGAAAGATGCTCACTTAGGGATGACAAGGCCAGTTCGCCACGTTTATCTGTATCTGTCGCTTCAACATTTACAAGGGGCGGGTGATACCCCCGTGCTTTGCAGCAACCAACAAAAAAGCCACTTACAACTGCGTCCGGTAGTTGTTCCCTTCGGCGGGACAGACGCATGTGTAAATGGCTTTACTTGTTGACAACTACGACAACAGCCCGTTTATATCACGGGCGTATAGGGGTTTGTCAAGAGGTAATTATCTTTGGGGCTTCTACTGTCAGGTTTTTGATAATGCTCTCGGCAATGGTTTTGCAGTCCTCTATCTCGTTGGGTTTTAGCAGCGTGGTGAGAGGGTAAACAAGGTCTGTCATGCACTTAGCATGTTGTTCCTCATCGGGGGCAGTTATGGCTAGGATGAGGGCGTTCACCATCAAGAGGTCAGGTTTCATGGGGTTTCCTTTATTGTCCGCAGATGATAAGCCCAACTACAAGGCCAAGGCCAAACGCACCCACTAGGTACATGATGAGGTCATACACGTAATAGGGGTCACTCTCATGCCCGTATATGGCCTCAAAATGCCAAGGGTGTTCTTTAGGGAAAGCCTCTTCCATAGTTCGGGGGAATGTCTTTGTTGTTTCGTTTAGTTCGTGCATGGGGTTATCCTCTCTTGTAGTGTATGGGGCGCTCATACTGGCCACGTTCATCCCGGTAGACGGACACATAATGGCCATAGCGCGTACCATCGTCATATGTCAGGCCCACAGTTTGCTCGTACGCGATGGGCCTCCCGTCCCACATGTGCGCGATGTTTTCGGCTTCTAGGGCCTCGGAGAGGGTTTCAAATCGATTTTGCATGGTGACTACCTTTCTAGGGTTGTGCGCCCCCGTAGGGGCGCGTATGGGGTTAAATTGTGCAACATCCGCAGCATGGCGCATCTTCGCAGCGTCCGCGCGGGTTTCTGTAAAAGGTTTTTGGGCCTTGTTCACCGTAAAAGATAACGCGCGTATCGCCGGGTTCATGTAACCATGCGCGCCGGGTAATTGTGTCGTACTGAATATCATCCCCGGGGTTTATACGTGCGCCAGATACAGCACAGCGTCCGGGGTATTTTGCTCGCATGCTTTTAATTGCCATGATGCATTCTCCCTTCAAACTACCATTAGACGAATAACGCGCTGCATTTTTGCGCCGTGGGCAGGATAGGCAATTAACGGAATATCTTTATTCCAGCATGCCCGGCAACCCGAACATTTACCTTCATGCTCATAAGCACGGCATAAACTTGAGCCTTCATGGTCACGATAGCTGGCAGCATCCGGGCCAATTACAGAACCGTGCAACCCGGCAATGTACTCACCCGTTACGCTATCGCTAGAAAACCTTACCATTACATTTTCTAAAGCCTTCATGGCATCGAATACCATGCGAAATTTAGGAAATTTATGCATGCGGGTTGGCAGCCAATGCTTACACCATGGTGTTCGCTGCATAACCTCGAGAATTTTTTCCGCTAAACCTAAATGATAGGCATCGCCTGAATCAAACCAACGGAAATATCTATCGCGCTCGAGTTCGGCAACCATATCATCGGCCCAACCTTCGCGCTGCCAATCGTCGCGGTTAAATAAACGCGGCGCTTTTACGTTAGGGTAATTGTAATTGCCGGTGGTTGCATAGCAGCCCTTGCATGCATCAACCAAAACACCGGGCGATGCAATAGAACCCGGGCATGTCTCGATAGCTTGCAATGACCAGCTACGGATACCGTCTAACTTAGATGTAACTGAAATTTTTACCATGGTAACTTACCTTTAAATGATGATTGATTAAAGAATGATTGACGTTAATTTAATGACGTTCTTTTTTGTAGTGTCAGATTGATTTATCCACTTAACCCGCCAAGCCAATAAATCAACCATATTGGCCAAAATATCTAGCTTGGCTAGGGTATAGCTATCGGGTTTAGAACAGTGGCTTAGAACGTATCTAAGGCCGTTATCTTTGATGCTACGGCGATACGCTAAGTATTCAGATTTAGTCATGGTTACTAACCTTTATAGAGTTGATGAATGAGAGTTCTTTTTTTGACCCTCTCACATATATAGCATAATAGAATCGTGCCAACTTTCGTAAGTTGTTGATTTATAAGACTGCTCCAAAACCCTAAGTAGAACAAAGCATTACAGTTTAGAAGTAATACGAAGGTTAAGACACACGTCTAAGTAATGATATAGAATTAGACTATATAGAACTAAACCTATGTGTCATAGATTGAATAGGTGTATGTGTATCTATAGCATGGGGTTACTGACAATAAGGGAATGAGAATGGTTCTCACTTACCGCCCACGGTAAAAAGACTATGGGCCACTGGGGTTTGACGCATTACCCGCATGTCATTACACGCACTACGCTAGCATGATGCAAGGTTAAATTGGGGCTGGGACACTACACACAAACACGCAAACAAACACGCTAGGCGGCGGCCCACGAGTTGGGTTTGGAGGGGCTAGAGGGTGTGCCCCCAACATCACCCCCCCATAAAAAATTTTAGGTTTTTGTTAGAATGAATCAGGTTTGCGCAGTTGCCACTGTTGAGCCTTTAGACCAGTCTTGTGCTGGTCTTTTTTTACGTGTAATATATGGTTATTGATAGAGGGGTAGAGATGGCTATACAAGAGATTGAGTTAGAGCGTGGTATTGAAATGCCTACAGTGAGGGTGGTGTATTCCTACCCTTATGAGGAGATGGATGTGGGGGATAGTTTCACTGTGCCCGTGTCTGCTCGGCAGAAGGTGTTGAATGCCAATTACAGGGCAGCAAAGAGGCTGGGGTGCGGTTTTACGGCAAAGACAGAGGGTGAGTTCATCAGAGTGTGGAGAACACGCTAGGAAGGCTTGGTATGGAGGCTGAGTTGTTGTGGATGGAAGAGGATGACTTGAGGGCAACGTGCTTGACCTTATCTACGCTGCTTCAGCTTTCTGAGGTGAATACTGTCAGGGCTGTTAATGAGGCATTGCAATATGGATACAGACAAGGATACGCAGACGCAGCTGTACGAGTCACGATTGCGTTTAAAGAGGGAAATGCAGAGAGCCTTGTCCTGCATTAGTCCTAAAGCGAAGAGGATGTTGGTAGCGGAGTGGGAAGACAAGTACTCTGCTATCTTTTACAAAGAGTTGTTAAATTGCGCCCGTAACAAGGATGCTGCAAAACACATTGCTGATTGGCAACTATGAATTTTGACCTGAAGAAGTTTTACAAGTTCTGCTCGGAACTCAAGATTGAGACGAAAGAGGAGGGCTTGAAGAAGATGGGCCGTCTCTTGGGGACACAAACGTATGTCATGGGGGAGATTGCAAAGGGCTTGGAAAACGATGTTCACTTCTTTGTCATTCTCAAAGGTAGGCAGCTGGGTATCACAACTGTTTCACTTGCCCTTGATTTATATTGGCAGTTCACGCACCCCGGATGGCAGGGCACACTGGTTGCGGATACGGAAGAGAACAGAGACATGTTCAGGTCAACTCTGGGTATGTACATGGACGGACTACCAAAAGAGTACAAGATTCCTCTGGTGGCACATAACCGTAATCAGATGGTTCTTAAAAACAGAAGTCGCATCTTTTACCAAATCGCTGGAAACAAGTCCCGGCTGGGACAAGGTAAAGCCATTACCTATTTACACGGAACTGAAACTGCGTCTTGGGGTAACGAGGAAGGATTAGCGTCTCTCATTGCTTCTCTGGCTGAGAAGAACGCTGAGCGCCTGTACATGTTCGAGAGTACGGCGCAGGGCTTTAACATGTTCCACGACATGTACAAGACCGCCAAGTCTGCCAAAACCCAGCACGCTATCTTCTGTGGCTGGTGGCGTAACGAGTACTACACCGTTGACCCCGACAGCAACATCTACAAAGTCTATTGGGATGGCAAGCTCACAGGTGAAGAAAAAGAATGGGTCAAAGACATTAAGAAACTCTACGGTGTGGAGATTAACTCCCGCCAGATGGCATGGTGGAGATGGAAGATGCACGAAGGCATCAAGGATGAATCCCTGATGTACCAAGAGTTCCCGCCAACAGAAGACTATGCCTTTGTGATGACGGGCACATCCTTCTTCTCTAACAGCAGATGTACAGATGCAGCAAAAGCCGCCAAGAAGCTCATCCCTGACCACTACAGATACGTCTTTGGTCAACTCTTCCAAGACACAGAAGTTATCCGTTCTACAGAGCGTTTGGGAACTCTTAAAGTATGGGAAGAGCCTGTTGATACTGCGTACTATGTTATTGGTGCTGACCCCGCTTACGGTAGTTCTGATTGGGCTGACCGCTTCTGCATTCAAGTGTTTAGAGTCTACGCAGATGGCATGGAACAAGTTGCGGAGTTCGCAACGTCAGAGATGAACACCTACCAGTACGCTTGGGTGATTGCCCACCTTGCTGGCGCTTACAAAAACTCTACCCTTAACCTTGAGGTCAACGGCCCGGGTCAAGCAGTGATTAACGAGATACGCAATTTAAAGCGCATGGCAACCGCTATGGGAGGAGCTGTAGGCCACGGCCTCATGGACGTACTAGGTAGCATGACCAACTACATCTGGCGCAGGAATGACACCCTTGGTGGCCTGTCTAACTCCATAGGGTATCTCACCACCAGCTCAACCAAAGAGCGCATGTTGAACTACATGAAAGACTACTTTGAGCGAGGCATGATGGAGATTAAGAGCATGGAGACGCTGGAAGAGATGAAGGGCATCGTGCGGGAGAGTGGCTTCATTGGCGCACCCGGCAGGGGCAAGGATGACCGTGTGATTGCAGCAGCTCTGGCAGCAGTAGCATTTGCCGAACAAGTCCAGCCAAGGCTTATTGCACAAAAAATTACCCGTGATATAAGCAAATCTCAAGAGGACTTTACCCCTGAACAACTCTCTGTTGGCAGGAACGTGAGTGATTATTTGAAAAGGATTGGCATGTATGGTGGTTGAAATCTTTGTACACGCACCCAATGGTGAGAATGACCGGGACAGAATCTTTAAATTGTTTGAAGATGATGGCTATTTTGTTCGCAAAATGGAGCTAGAGGTCTTTCCTGAGAGCCTAGAAACATACTTTAAAGCTACGGTGGAGCAAAGTGACACCTTTAAGCAAGACTGAACTGAAGCGGCAAATCAAAAGATTCCTCTCCGACAAGGACAGAGGCATCTCTGTGCAGATGTTTGCAGAGCTATCTGGCATCAGTAAGGCCACGCTGCTGGACGTTTTCCACTACGAAACAGAGCCAATGTCGGAGACTACCCAGCGCAGAGTCAACAAAGCCTACATGCAATGGAAGGCTGGCATGGTCAAAGTGATGAGCAACAGGGACAGAAGCCGCTTTATTGAGTACAGAAAGGTTGCTAAACCCCCTATCGTTCACGGTTTGGGGCTAAAAGTAACGTCAGACGGTATCAAACTGCGTGTGGGACTGGTCAACCGACACGATTACAGCGAACAAGACCTAGATGAAGCACTAAGGGGGTAACATGGCAGTCTTAAAGGACTATTATTGCGAAACACACGGCATTTTTGAGGCATGGGAGGCAAAATGCCCCATGAAGAACTGCAAAGGTGAGCTGAGTGTCGTTTTTCTCAAACCAGTGGGCTTAAAGTCCGATAAAACCAAAAAAACAGACAAAACTGTTCAGCAGCTGGCGATTGACTACGATATGACCGATATTAAGTCCACCAAAGAGGGCGAATATCAAACTGGCTACATGAAACGCCACAATAAACTCTCCGACAAAGAGTTTGCACAAGCTACAGAGGCCATGAACGCCCAGCAAAAAGAAGCTCGTCCCGGAGACGCAGCAATCTGGGGCGGCGGCGGTAACATCAACATGAAATCCGTCATGGGTGGACAATTTAAATCCGTTAATGGAGAATCTGTAGGCATAAATCCTAAAGCCGCAGGTAATCTTGCAGGGCCACGTGCCGCCAGTTACTTGCCTGACCCCGATAATTTACAGGTGAGCAAGCCATGAGAATACCTACCAACCCGCAAGACCGTGAAGACTTTTATCTCGACCTAATTCAAAAATGCACAGTGTCCCGAGAAGAGAGGAAAGTTGACTACAGTTCTCTGCGCAGTTGGTATCTTTTTGGCAACGGGCCGGACGAAGCGCCAGCCCTGTACAACAAAATCTTTCCTCACATTGACCAGCTCACCTCGTTCCTCTACTCAGCGGAAACAACAAGGTTTAGCATTCAGCTAGGCGCTGCTGTCAGCGAACAAGAACACATCAAAGAACCCACGCTCACCCGTGCGCTTAATGATGAGTGGCTCAATAGCAACGCTGACCAAGTATTTTCTAATGCAACAACTTGGGCGCTGGTCTACAATTCTTGTTTCGTCAAACTCATTCTCAACAACGGTCTGCATCCCTACCTTGTTGAACCTTCTTGCATTGGTGTGCTGCGTGAAGATACGCCCTACACAGACAGACAAGAAGCCCTTGTTCAAACTTACTACATCACCAAGTCTGAACTCTATGCACGCCTGTACTCGCATCCCAACAGAGATGCCATTGTTGCACGTGTAAGTTCTACGCAGCATGAGCGCACAGAGATTGCCAACGGCATAGAGCGAATCATCTTGTCGCAGTCAAACCCAACCATGTACGGTAACGTGAACTTGGACTTGGCTGGTGGCAACAGATACAAAGCCATTGTTGCTGAAGACACTGTAGAGATGACAGAGCTGTGGGTGTGGAACGATGACACACTTGACTACCAAGTTGTCACAAAAGCCGACCCTGACGTAATCATTTACGACAGACCCGGCGCTTCTGTTTTTCTCAAAGGTGAATTGCCATTTGTGCAGATTGCACCTAACCCACTGTATGACTACTATTGGGGTGGCTCAGAAGTACAACGCCTTGTTTACTTGCAGCAGTTGCGTAACAAACGCATGGCAGAAATCTTAGACCTGCTGTCTAAACAAGTTTCTCCACCAACAGCCTTGATTGGCTTTACGGGAATCTTAGATGAGAAAAACTTTGCTCTCAATCGTGCAGGTGGCCTCCTCGCTACTGACATGCCTAATGCAAAAGTTGAAAAACTTGCACCTCAAATTCCTCCAGATTTATTCCGAGAAATTCAAGAAATAGATGCTATGTTTGAAGAAGCATCTGGCATTGTCTCTGTGCTGCAAGGCAAGGGAGAAGCTGGTGTGCGCTCTTCTGGTCACGCATCACAACTTGCAAGGCTTGGCTCTTCACGTGCGAAAAAACGTGCGCTCATCATTGAGGACAGCTTAGAGAAGTTGGCTACGCTGTATCTCAAAGCAATGCAGGTGTATGACAACACGCACTACACAGATACAGAAGGCCGCAAGTTTATTGCTGAGCAGTTCACAAAAGATTTTGTGGTGAAGGTGGATGCACACTCTAACTCGCCCATCTTCATGGAAGACCTGCGCCAGCTTGCCTTTAACTTGTACAAGTCTGAAGTCATCGACAAAGAATCTTTGCTTGACTTGCTAGAGCCTCCAATGAAACAATTACTCAAAGACCGTCTGAAAAAGATGGAAGAGAAAAAGGCTGAGCAGCAAAAAGCACAGGCGGCAGCGCAGCAAGCTGAGAAGCAAGCGCCAGCCAAAGGTAAACCAGACTTAAAGCAGGTGGGATGATGGCAGAAGTCAAACAAGTAT